CCAAGATATACAACCGATGCAACTTGGGAGTTTATAGAGAACCCTAGACCTGACACAGCCATTGAAACAATGAATTTCAATGACAATCCTTACTTTGGTGAAGAACTAGAGAAAGAGCGTCTATTTGACTTAGAACAGAGCCAAAAGAATCAAGACAAAATTTACGATCATATTTGGCTAGGTGTACCAATGGGTTCAGAATACAATACCTTAATCACTCCTTACATGATTGAGCAAAGCCAAAACAGAACACCATTTGTAACACAAGAGCGAAAGATAGCAGGCTTAGATGTTTCAAGATATGGCGGTGACTTCTCTGAGTTTGTAGTGAGGCATGGCAATCAAATAATCTATGAGAACTCTGCAAAGGGCTTGGACACTCAAGAGCTATCAGATTGGGCTAAAGAGCAGGTGATAATATCAGGCTGTGAAGTCATAGTCGTGGATAGTGCAGGTTCTGCTGGAGTGTTTGATATACTAAAGGCTTCACTTAATGGCGTGTGTGATGTATATGACTTTAATGGAGCGTATGGAGCCGATGAATCTAAATATCTCAATCAGCGTGTGGAAACGTGGTTCAAACTTAAATCTTGGATTACAGACACAGGAAAGCTACCCCAAAATAAAAAGGTGAGCCAACTATCTACTATTACTTACTTTTATAATAACCAAAATAAGATACAATTACTTGGTAAAGAGGAAATGAGGCGAAAGGGAATACATTCACCTGATTGGGGTGACGCTCTTTCAATGACTTTCTATGCAGATGTTAAACGAGTAGTTGAGAAAACAAGAAAGCGTCCAAGGCGCATAGGATTTAGCGGATGATTAAAGAAGATAAGAAAGAGGAAGTGCTAAAGAGATTCAAAAAAGCACTCTCAAACTACTCTGAGCTATACACAGAGCAATATGAGTTCACACAAGAGCAATTGCAATTTGCAAGTGGTGATATGTGGGATTCTGCTGTAGCTAATGCTAGGATTAGAGATAACCGCCCAATGGTTACGACGAACCTAGTTAGACCTTACGCTAATAGAATTATAAATCCAATTCGTAAAAGTCCGCTAAGACCTGAGATTAAGCTAGAAGACCCACAAGCTACTGAAATAGTGATGGGTAAGATTAGAGATATTGATATAAGCTCAAGAGCAAAAGAAGCTGTTGAATGCGCTCATGAAACTCAAGTAATCGGTGGCATAGGCTTTATGCGTGTTTATACTGATTACAAAGATAACGAGAACCTAGAGCAATCTGTGTTCATCGGCAAGGTGGATAATCCAAGCCAATGTTACTTAGGTGTACATGAAGAGATTGATGGTTCAGACGCTAGGGATGGTGGATATTTCACCTACATACCGAAAGAGCAAGCTAAAGAGAAGTGGGGCGAACAGATAGAAGTCGTTGGTGCTTCCAGCTTAGATATTTACTCTAGTTGGGCTGTGCCTGCTGAATCTATAATGGATGCTACTTATTATGAGCTTAAAGAATCAAGCAAGTGGAGATACTTCCTTATTGATGGCTCTTTTTTAGATGAAATTCCAGAGGGAGTAACAAAAGAGGAGTTTTTAAGCGCCACAACTGAAAAGGGCGAGCTTGTTGTAGTGAATAAGCGTAGAGTGACAGTCACAACAACAGAGTGCTATCGCATTGTGGGTGAAGATATAGTTGAGCATCAAACGCTTCCAATCACAAATATTCCGATTGTTCCTGTATATGGTGATAGGCTTTACTTAGAAGCAACTGAAAATAAAAAGTGGGCTGGTGTATCATATTGGCTTTGGGATTCACAGCGTACATTGAACTATTACAAGAGCAATGAGCTTGAGTTAGTATCAAAAGCACCAAAAGCTCCTATGTTGGTAGCAGAGGGTCAACTAGAAGGTTATAAGGACGAATGGGAGAGCGCAAACACTTCTAGTATTCCGTATTTGACCTATAAGCCTACCACATTTAGCGGTCAACCTGTTGCACCTCCTCAAAGGTTGGATAACCAAGCCTATACAGGCGGACTTTCTCAATCAATGATGCAAGTTGCTCAAGATATGGGCGCACAAATTGGTGTGAATGATGGAATGATGGGGATGGCTCAAGGTGCTAATGAAGCAAGCGGTGCTGTATTCCAACGCAACACTCAAGGCGAGATAGCTACTATCCAATATGCTGATAACTTAGAGCAGTCAATGACTCAAGTATATAAGATTGTGCTCCAATTACTCCCTTATGTAGGAGATACCCCACAAAAGCACGCTATTCGTGACGAAAAAGGAAATAGAGAATTTCAAGAGATAGACTTTAGCCAAATCCTGACAAAGGAAGTGCTAAAAGATGCAGAGGTGAGTATAAAAGGTGGCTCAATGCGTGAATCAAGGCGCAGAGCAGATACACAGAGCGTACTTGAAATGATGCAGTTGTTCCCTGAGAAGATGCAAGAAGGCAATATAGCGCCTCTACTTGTGGAAATGTTAGATGTTGAAAACTCTGAGAAGTTCATACAAGCTTTAGGTGGTGGAGAAGATGCACCTGATCCTCAAGCAATGATGGCACTACAAGAAGCAGAGGCGACAATAGAAGAACAAGAGCAGATGTTAATGCAAGCAGAGGAGCATATTAAACAAATGAATAACTTTATCCTAGCACAGAAACAAGAGCGTGAGAATGACCTTGTGATGAAACAAATCGATTCGGAAACTAAGTTAGCACAAACAGAGCTACAAAATCAAGGTAAGCTTGAAGTGGAAGCTCTAAAACAGACTGGTAATGCAGTAGCTCAAGACAAAGACATAGCACAAGAAACAAGAAAAAGTGTTATGGAATTAGCAAAAGAGACAATTTCAAAAAATAATAGTATATTAGAGGATAGGGAATTGACAGAAAATGACAATATTGGGATGCCTACAATCGTTACAAGCGCACCTGAGATTGAAGTAGAAGTTGAAGCCGAGTAAATTTACACAAGGTTAGACCTCCACCTAAAGGGGGTATTGAACAATTGAAGTTAAGGAAACTTATGCAAGAAGAAAATCCTGTAGTTGACTCTGAGGAAGAGTTGGTTGAAACATTGGGAACAACCGAAAACGAGACCCAAGAGGAAGAAACGGAAGAGCTAGAAACGGAAGAGGAAGGTAATGCAGAACCTGAGTCTGAGGAAGTTAGCGAAGAAGTAGAAGCCACTAGCAATACAAAGGTAGAGAAGCAAGGCAACCTCCCAAAAGGGGCGCAGAAGCGTATTGATAAGCTCACAAAACAGCGTGAGCAGAAAGATGCGAAGATTGCAGAGCTTGAGGCTCAACTAGAGTATGCAAATAAGTTTTTGGAACAGCCAGAACCTGAGAACTTAGACGAGTTAAGTGTAAGCGAGCAAGTTAAACATGGTGTAATGCGTAATTCAGCAGAGCAACAGAAGCAACAGCTTGAAGCCCAAAAGCAACAAGTGATAGCTCAACACAAAGCCCAAGTATGGGAAGCGAAAAAGCAAGAGAAAGCCGATGTATATGCTGATTTTGACCAAGCAATGGCATCTACTGCTCAAACTTTTAAGCTTTCACCAAAAAACACAGCCGAACTTATGGAATACATAGGCGAGTCTGATGTGGGTGTTGATTTAGCTTACTACTTAGCAAAGAACCCTCACGAAGCTAACGCTTTAGAAGGTCTAGGAACAATGGCGAAAGCTACCAAGTTAATGAAATTGGAACTCAAATTAGAGAGCCAACAACAAAAATCAACCAAGCCGATAACAAAGGCTAAACAACCTATATCCAAAGCTAAGGGAAGCGCAACCACAAAATCAACTGCTTCCAATTCACGTAGTTTTTGGGATAATATAGGGAAATAGGATAATAAAATGGCAACTAATGCTTTTAAGAATACACAGCTAGTAGTAGATGGAACAATTGCGTCACTTCACAAGGGTGATCCTTTCATTGGTCTAATTGATAAGCAATACTCCGACAGATACGCACGTTCAGGTGCAAAAGTTGGTAATACGATTTCAATTAAAAAGCCTGCACGCTTCACTACTGCAACAGGTAAAGTTACAACTCCACAAGATTATACAGAAGAATGGGTTGACTTGACGCTTGCTACACAGCGTAATGGTTCACTTTCTTTTGGTTCTGTTGAGGAAACTCTAGACCTTAACGACTTTAAAACTAATGTAGCAGACCCTTTTGGTCTTCAAATGGCTTCTGACATCGCAGAGGATGTTCTAACTGATGTTATGACTTCTGTGGGTAACACAATTGTAACTACTTCACTTGTTCAATCTGATGTAGTTCAAGCTGGTGTTAAAATGACACACGGAACAACTCCAACAGCAGGGCGCTATTTACTTTGTGACCCAACTGATGAAGGTACTTACACTGTAAACAATACAGGTCTATTTAATCCATCTGCAGAGATTTCAAAAGAGTTTTCTAACTCTACTGTTGGTCGTGCAAATGGCTTTGATTGGTTCCGTTCTAATAACTTGCCTATTATTACTATGCCAACTTTGATTACTGGTGCGGTTACTACTACTTATGCAGATGGTGAAACTACTTTAATCGTTAAAGATTTTGGCGCAAATGCAGTTATTCAAGCAGGTACCGTGTTTACAATCGCAGGGACTAACGCAGTTCAAATTGAAAACAAAAAACTTCTAGGTTTTGGCTTCCAAGTTTCAGTACGTGAAACAGTGACTCTTTCAGGAACAGGCACAGGATCATTCAAGATTGAGCCTATGTATGGACCTCTTGCTGGTGGTCGTCAAAATGTAGATGCTTTGCCTCTAGCAAATGCAGTTATTACTCTTGCAGGTGAGTCAAACGCTTCTTATCGCCAACAACTTTGCTTCACTAAGTCTGCATTTACAATGGCAACTGCTGACCTGAAACATCTTAAAACGGGTTACTGTGCGACATCTAACTTTGATGGTATCGCAGGTCGCTTTGTTCAAGATGGTGATGCAATCAATGACGAAAACATTTCACGCTTTGATGTTCTTTACGGACAAAGATGTTTACGTCCAGAGCATGCTTGTAAAATTTGGGTGAAAATCGCCTAATCATTTTTAAAATGGAGAGGGGAGGGGTTAAGCTCCTCCCTTTTTTTATGCCTATGTTATTTGTTAAAAGAGAAATTCAAGTGGAGCTAGAGTTCCCAATGGTAGTATACCCAAAGGTGCAAGCTGATTGGGATGGCAAAGACTATTCAAAGCTCAACACTATTCGTTTGGAAACTGCAGAAGAATACAAAGCCTTAAAGATTGATTTTGTATTAAATTTTAGAGAAGTGACAAATATTGTCAAACCAAAAAGAACTGTTGCTATAAAGAAACAAACCAAATTAGAGGTATAAAATGGCAAGAACTGCAAGGGATTTGATAACAGATGCCCTAAGAACAACAGGCGCTATTAGTGCTATTGAAACCCCTGCGCCTGAGGAAACAGCACACGGACTCAATGAGCTTAATAACCTTGTGGCTCAATTAGACCTAGACTCACTTTATCCTTATGTAGAGGATAGAACAACAGGAAGCCTCACAAGTGGGAAAACCTTGTATAGTATTGGAGTGGGTGCAGACATTGATATAGCACGACCTAATGACATTGTGAGCTTCTCTATTGAATATGGAGGGGCTTATTCTCCTTTGACTAAAGAAAGCTCTAGAGCGTTTGATAATGAATCAAGGATGAATACAAGCTATGGATCAATTCCTAGCACTTATATTTATAGGACTGATTTCCCTAATGGAACTCTTGAAATATACCCAAGCCCATCAAGTAATTTTAATTTTATTATGACTTCAAAGTTTAAGAATTTAAACTATGGACTTAACGATGAGATACTACTACCAAGTGGCTACTATCCATTATTGCAGTACAATCTTGCAAAGCTTCTTTTGATACATTACCCAAACCCTGAGAAATACACACTTGTAGCAGAAACAGCTAACGAAATGCTTGCAAGAGTTAAAAGATTGAACAATCAAGCTGGCAAGCTAAAGAATGACTTTGGTGGCTCTCGTGGTAAATATGATATTATTTCAGATAGTTTTGTGAGGTAGCAGATGCCCTTAGTTGATTTTATTTCACAGACTTATGAAAGTATATCTAAAAATGTGAGTTCTAAGAGGACTCTAAACTTGTACCCTGAAAGTACAGAGGGTGAGGGAAAATCTAACCTTATTCTTGTAGGGTGTGCAGGAACTACAGAAACAGCCGATTATTCAGGCATTAGTGGCGTAAGTCCTACAAGTGGATGCCGAGGGATGCACTACGCATCAAATAACATACTTTATGTAGTCTATGGTGGTGCCTTAATCAAATACCTACCCAATGGGCTAAGCGTTAAGATTCTAAGCTTATCGGAAAACTCAGGAACTAGAGTATCAATGGCTGACAATGGTACGGATTTGGTACTTGTAGATGGCGCTTTTTTAAAAACTATTCGCCTAAGTGATGATATAGTGGGAACTCCAACAGTTGACTTTGTTAACCCTACGGAAGTTGTCTATTTAGGTCGTAGGCTTGTAGTGATTAACGAGAGTAATAATTTTTGGTGGTCTGATATTGACGATGCAAGCACTTGGAGTGCTTTAAGTGTGGCAAGTGCAGAAACTAACCCTGATAATATTCTAGCTATGGCTGTTAAAGATGGCGAGCTTTGGCTAATGGGAGAACGTAGCTATGAAGTCAGACGAGTTGACTCCGACCCTAATAATCCCTACAGCCTTGTGGGTGGTTCTGCTAATCAGATTGGTGTGGGAGCTAAGTACTCACTCACAAGCATTGCTGACAATGTTTTTTGGTTGGGTAGCTCAGTAGCAGGACAGAATCAAGTCTTTATGAGTAATGGGTATTCCGAGCAAAGAATCTCAAACCACGCTCTTGAATGGGAACTAGACAAGTACAAAGCAAACACATCAAGCGCATTTGGATTTAGCTATCAACAAGAAGGACATACCTTCTATTATTTGACTATTCCTCAAGCAGATAAAACTTTTGGTTTTGACTTAGCAACAGGAATGTGGCACGAAAGGAGCACGAGGGATGCGCTTAAAAATATTTTTCATCAGTGGGCTGTTACTCATTGCGCCTTTGCTTATGGTAGAATACTATGCGGAAATGGTGAAGTTCCTAAGCTTCTTGAGTTATCACTTGATAAATATGATGAATGGGACGGTCGTCCTATTGTAAAACTTCATCAAAGCCCAGTTTACTTCACGGATTACAAGCAACTTTATCATAATATATTTGAAGTTGATATTGAAACAGGTGTGGGGCTTCAAACAGGACAAGGATCAAGACCTGAGATTATGATGCAGTATTCAGACGATGGAGGTCACACTTGGAGTTCTGAGCGTTGGACTTCACTAGGTAATATTGGTAAATACAGAACTAGAGCTATTTGGCGCAGGCTTGGAAGGTCTAGGGAGCGTGTATATCGTGTGCTTGTTTCTGACCCTGTGAAAGTTGTAATGATTGGTGCTAAATTGGATTATTCAATAGGGGCTAACAAGTGAAGTTTGATTCTGCTCCGATTAAAAAGCCTTTCATTGGTGAGTCTATCATCAATGGTAAAGTTTGGGTTCAATGGCTCACGACAATAGGAGATGCACTAAAGGGGGAGTGGAGCGAAGGCACACGCCCTCTTGTTTCTTCTGTTGCTGTTGGCACTAATTACTTTTCTTTTCAAGGTCGCCAAGTCTTTGTTAGGCTTGTTTTTGAAGATAAGAGTCTTAGTGGTATAATAGAAGTCCTTGATGTAGGTGGAAAACCTATATTATTTGAAGATGGATTGTTAAATTTGTATGATGGCACAACGATATTGCAAGGTGTTGAGGTCGTTGGTAGTGAAATTAGATTACCCACTTTAGTAACAAGTGGATTTGGAATATTAACAGGCACACTTGTGCTAAAGAGGTAAAAAATGGTTCCTTTAATTATGGCAGGAGCAGGGTTAGCTAGTTTGGGTGGTCAATTATATGGAGCGCACCAGCAAGCTGAGGCAATGAAGGCAAGCGCAAGAGCGCAAGAGCGTGGACAAATAAGAGCTATTGAAGAACAGCGTCAAGCTTATGGTGACATTGCCCCAATGTATCAACCTTACCAACAAGCAGGACTTCAAGGTCTTGCAGGCATGGGCGGTGACTACTCTACTGAAATGGGTGATTTTGAGTATAATCAAGATGTAAACAACTTCTTAGACCCTTCAATGCAATTTCAACAACAGCAAATGCGTGATGCAATGGAACAGAGCGCAGTAGCTAGAGGTGGCTTGCAAAGTGGTGGATTCGCTAAGGCTTTGCAAGATAGAGCTGGGCAATTTGCACAAACTGACTACGGAAACGCTTACAATAGAATGACTCAAGACAAGCAAGGCGCTTATCAGCAGTTTATGGATAGATTTGCAAGTCGTAGAGCTAACAACCAACAGCGACTTAGCCAAATGCAGAATTTAGCAACACTAGGCGCAAACTCAACAAGTGGACTAGCTAACCTAAGAACAGGCACAGCTAACAATATTAGCACAAACTTACAGAATATCGGAACAGCTCAAGGATATGGCGCACAAGCAGGCGGTATGGCTTATGGTCAAGCTGTGCAGAACATGACAAGCCCACAGAATCTTATGGGCGCTTATCAAACTTATAACAGCCTAGCGACTCCACAGCCAAGTGGCTCTACCTATATGGGTGATGCTGTACAAATGGGCTTAACTACGAGGTAAATTATGTATAATCCATTGCAATTTTTTAAGCCTGTAAACGCTAGGTTTGACTTAGCAGGGCAAATGGCTACCCAAATTTCAGAACAGAATCGCTTGAGGGATGACAGAGCTAAGCAACAAGCAGGAGAACAACGCTTTCTAGGTCTTCAACAATTAGGACAATACCAACCTGACGAGCTACAAAACCCACAAGTTCAAGGTCAAATGGAACAAGCTAAAATGGATATGTTGGGCGGTGGTGACAAATATTTGAATTACCAACTTTTGCAACAAAGGGAAGAGGCGAGAAAACAAGCAGAGCAAAAAATGAGTGACCCTAGAATCATTGCTTTGCGTGAATCACAAGACGAAAGTTTTCTAAAAGGTCAAGATTTACTAAGCCAAGCAATAAAAACAACTGACCCCGTTAAGCGTGATGAATACATGATGCAATATAAGGATATTTTAGCAGAGAATCTTAAAGCAGATAGACAGCTTACAGCGTTTGGGCTTCCTTCACACGCTAAAAGACCCCTTCCTTCTTGGACTAAGGGCTTAGGTGGTATGGCTAAACAATTAGGTGCAGAAGACTTAGCAAGCGCAGAATTAGCAATTAAGCAATCTGAGAAAGCAATTAAGGATCAACAAGTTAAAAACCTAGGTATGGAGGAGGCTTTAAAATCAGAAGCCCTTAAACAATCTAAAGAACGCACTATTGATGCAAAAGCAGGAAGTCAATATCAAATCAACAATGCAGGTTTTGTTAAGCGTATGATTGATGCGGATAGAATCCTTTCTAAAATACAGCCAACAGCAATGCAACAAGCTAAGGCTAAATTTGGTTCTGTTACTGGACTATTTGACGATGCCTTTAGTGTTAATTCTAGTGAGTTCATTACTCCTAATTTGCGTGATGAATCAGGTGCTGCAATCGGAAAAGATGAATTTGAGAGTGCTGAGTCTAGGTTTATCCCCAAACCTGCTGATACTCCACAAACTCTAGCGTTTAAGGCTAGAAATAGAGCAAACATCATCAACAAAGGTATTCAAGCAAGTGGTAAAGTTTGGAAAGGTGGGGGTTATTCAAGCCCATATACAGGGAAGGTTAGCTCTAAGATAGAAGATGTTTCTGTTGAGGAAAAACCAAAAGCAAAAGTAAAAAGAAGGGTTTACAACCCTAGTACGGGGAAGTTTGAATAATGGAAGGGATAGCGCAATTTTTATTTGCTGTTTTTTTCTTAACTGCAGTCGCTCTTGTGAAGCCTACAATTAGTTTTGTAGGTTCTTTTGCTACACCTTGTAAACAAAGTTTTTATAATTCAGATACGCTATTTGAAGCGTCTAGGGATTGCATATTAAGGAAGGTTGACTAATGGCTATTATAGAAGTTAAGGGTTATGGAGAGCTTGAGTTCCCTGATTCAATGAGTGACGAGCAAATACAAAAGATAATTCAAGAGCAAATACAATCCGGTGAATTAACTCCTATTGAATTAGATAGTGAAAAGCAAAGTATTCAGTCTCCTAAACCGAGTTTAAAAAGCCCACAAGACTTAGCAATGGCAATCTCTCAAAAGGAAGGGATTCCTTACCAAGATGCTTACCAAAGAGTGGCAAACACACCAAGGAGTGCAAGGGCTTACTACGAAGGTAATAAATTACCTATTCTATCTTCTGTAAGTGATGCAATAACACTTCCGTATAGAGGTTTTGCAGGTTTAAGTTCTCTTATTGCAGGTGGCGACCCATTGGAGAGAATGGCAAAACCTGTTAGAGAAGACGAAAATTCTTATACAGGTTTTGTTGGTAGTATGGCTAATGACCCTCTAGCTTACACAGGTAATTTATTCACTAAAGGAATATCTAAACTTGGTGGGCAAGCTTTAGCACAAGCTCCTAAATGGTTAAGCGGACTTAAAGAAGGGGCAATCGCTTCTTTAGGTGAGTTTGGTTTGACACAAGCACAACAAACCGAGGAGGGTGTCAAGCAAGAAGATGGTCTCAAGCAAGGAGCTTTACAAGTTGGACTAGGTAGTACGTTAGGTGCAGGAATAGGTAAGTTTTCGGATTATTTAGGCAAACAAGCAACCCCAACAGCTAGACAAGAAGTGAGAAAAACTCAAAAAGAATTTGCTGATATTGATGAGAAGTCAGTACCTATGGGAGTTGATGCAGAAAAATGGGAGCAAATACACCCAATGTATCAATTTGGATTTAATCCTAAGCTAAAACCTGAAAAAGGTGAGCTTGATTATAAGGAACTATTGACTATTGGGAAACAATCTGTTAAAAATAGAAGCATAGACCCGTTAGAGCATACGTTTAGAGAGGTTGGTCTTCCAGCTTTTAAAGAATATAAAGATATTAGAAAAAAAGTAGGCTCTGAAATCGGAGATATTAGGAAGCAATATATTAAAGACATTCAGCCAATTTCTAAGGGTGGACTACTTGAGTCAATGAGTGATGATTTAGAGGAGTTTGGAGGGTACCGTGTAGGTCAAATTGTAGATGATGAAGGCGAGGAAGTTCTGCAAGTATTAGATTTAGATGGTGATGTGGTATCAAAAGATTTTATTAGTCCAAAAGTTGTTAAGGCTTTAGAAATAATGAATAAAATGCCACAAGACTTAAGCGGTAATAAATTAGAGTTGCTTAGAAAGCAAGTTGAAAGATTAGCTGATAAAGACCCAATAACTAGACAGCCTATATATACGCAAGATGATATGGCTTTAAAATCTTTAATTTCAGGTATTAAATCTAAGATTGATGAAGGTATTGAAGGTATAGCTCCTGATATAGCTCAAGATTTTAAAATGAAGCGTGAAGAATATGCCAAATTAACTAATAATGAGCAAGAATTAGGCAGGTTGATTGGTAAATCACTAGAAAGTGAAGGTGTTGAGACAACTAAGAAGGGTACTTCTGCAATGAAGCGTGTAGTCCAATCTCTACAAGACCAAGGCTCTAGGGGGCTTTGGAGAGATGTTAAAAATAGAACTGGATTTGATATAGAAAGGGCAAGTGCAAGAGCTTTACAAGCAATGGATGAAGTTGGAGACCCAAGAAGTAAATCATTACTTATGGAAATGGGTTTAATGAATGAAGCTTTAGCAAGTGGCTTAGACCCTACAAATATGATAAAGAAAAAAGGAGTTGAAGCAGTTGAGGGGATGAAAGAATTTGTGAATCCTAAAGGGTTGGCAGGGTTACAAGTTGAGCAACAAATTAAAAGAACACAACAACCTAGAGGAATGTTAGATTTAATAGAAACAAATCCAAATTTAGATTTCAGTTCAGCTTTTGCTCCTTATGTGGGTGCAGTAGGTCGTTCAGGTCTTAGAGGTTTAACAACTAATGAGCAATAAAATATTCTATTCAAGCCCAAGGGCTAGATTCTTTGATAACAACGGAAATCCTCTCTCTAATGGGAGGGTTTCTTTTTATGAAGCAGGAACAACAACTCTAAAGACTATCTACACGGATATAACACAAACGAATCCTGCACCAAATCCAGCTTTACTTGATGCTGATGGGTATGTTCGTGATCAAGGCATTTGGCTAGGCGGTGGGCGCTACAAATTCAAGCTAGATAGAGCTATTTTAGACAATCCTGATGTAAACGAGAATACAGACTTTGCAGAGCTTTGGACTATGGACAATATAGAGGGCGCAAGCGTTCTAAATAGTGGTGAGCTTAGTACAATCGTAGTCGCTACCATTGCAGACCTTAGAGGGCTTACAGTAGGGGAGTATAGCCTTGTTTATGTGGCAGGTTATTGGGTTGAGAACGATGGTGGGGGCGGTTGGTTCAATTACTCTCCAAATGAGAATGAGGATGATAATGGGGGAACTGTTATCTCTCCAAATGGCTCACCTGCAACAGGTCGCTATCTTAGGAATTTAGAAAATTGGGAGGTTTCAGTACAATACTTCGGTGCTACATCTACTGCTCCTGTTGTTGTTGGTACTTACTGTCAAATAGCTCTTACTTGGTGCTTGGCAAACGCTAGAAGCTTAGTTTTTCCTGCTGACAATTACACCTTTGGAAGCTCTCAAACTTACCTTGGTGACTTGACTATCACTATAAAAGAGAATGCTGTATTTAATGTAGAAAGCACTTCTGTGACTATTTCCTTTACTCCTACAATTTTGAATGTAGAAGGTAAGACGAATCACAGAGGCGATGATGTTACGCTTGTGCTTAATCCTACAACTCCAACAACTTTTAGACCTGAGCATTGGGGTGCAACTGGTTCTTCTGCGGATGATTTTGAGGCATTCGTGCAATTAGATGGTAACTATGGGAACTCTAGGCTTGTATTAAGTGGTAGTTATGACATAGTAAGACCACAAGGGAGCTTGATAAGCGAGTTTTCTACGCAAAATATGCACATAGTTAAGGGGGCTGTAGTTTTAACTGATACCCTTTGGAATATTGGAAGTTATACATTTGATGATGGAGTTGACTCTTGCTTTGTTTTTGAAGCGGATAAAATCCAAAGTTTAGCTGACCCTGTGCTTTATTTAAACCACTTCTCTATCATAAGCTCATTAAGTGATGCAAATTTTGCTTTTTTTGCTGATGCTGTTACGAACTTAGGCACTAGGCACGGAAGCTTTAAACTATTAACAGGTGGTAACTACAGAGTAAATGGAATCACAGCAATACCTAGCTACTCTATGGACTTGTTTATTGCAGTTGGAAATAAGATTGAGGCAGTCACAGATTCAGAACTCCCAAGGCTTACGAATGGTGTAAATGATTTTGACATACTAAATGTAAGTGGTGCAAATATTCAATTTTCAAATAATGCTCATTCAATACTTTGGTGGGGTGCAAGTACTACGTCCACAGGAACAAGCCAACTTGATGGAGTTAAAAAGGCGCTAGAATGTGCAAGTCTTGGCTCTAATCGTGGTGTGGTTTATGGAAATAACGAGGTTTTGAGCCTTTCATCTTCACTTTCTGCACCTGCTCTAAATGTAGAGCTTAGGGATTTAGAAATAAGTATTACAAGTGGGCTTACTTTCAATAGTGCTTCAAGCGATATTATTGTTACAAATTGCAGGCTTACAGGCATTAGCTTCACAAATTGCACAAGTGTAGTTTTGGAAAACTCTAAGCTATTCGGCGCAACTGACCACACAATAACAAGTGATATTATTGAGATTTCACGCTGTAACATTGTGATGGATGCGAGCGAAACGCTTACACTCACAGCTACAGACGAGCTTTACTATGAGGGGAATAGGTCTAATAGTGGGCGCTTTAACTTCACAACAGGCTCAAGCACCAATGTTATTTCAAATAATAGATTTAATGGGCTTGCTTTAGCATCAGGATCTGTTTCAGAAAGTTTTATAAAAATTAATGGTGGTAGCTATACTGAAATACTCAGCAATAATATAAAAGGTGTAGAATCTTTAACAGCGACTGCAACTGGTACTTTCATAGAATTTGTGGGGAGTGCAGAGTCGGTTAAAGGTTTGAATTGTGAAAACAATTACAATTACAGCGAGGTTATTGGTTCTGTTCAAAAATGGCAAGCTTATAAAGTCGGAGGTTATGCTAATGATGGACATGAGGCGAGAGTTATTGGGGAATTAATAAAGAATGATGGTGTTGGATTTCAGACTAATTTAGGTACTCAAATAAGTGGTACTTTTGATAGTGCAAGCGGTGGTAACGCCACTTTTAACGTGTACACTGACATGATATTTCCATATAATGTAGGTGCGTTCGTACTTGGTGCGCCTCCTTTATTTTATGTTTCAGGCTCTGCTAGTGGCTTTGATGAGGCTTATGTTGGTCGTGGTCTTCAATTAGAAGTTAAGGAAGTAACTGGAACTGGTGGAAATTGCACCATTCACTACGAGGCACGTTTACCTGCTAGTTCAGGTTTTTCAACTGACCAATATGCTTTAGTTTTTGCATCGGTTGAAAAGCAAAAATTAATTGATATTGGGCGCTATGTAATTTAAAGGATAACAAATGGCAAATTTTCTAATTTCACCAAAAGACATCTACTCTGCAATAGATGACAACGGAAACCCTCTTACAGGAGGGCAGTTGTATACATACATTGCAGGATCAAGCACACCTGCTGATACTTTCACAGATGCAAGCGGTAACACTAAGAACGATAACCCAATCATACTAGACTCAAGGGGTGAGGCTCCTGTGTGGCTAGATGATACTATGGTTTACAAATTCGTGCTTAGATACCCTGCAAGTGAGGGCGGTGGGATAATTCGCACAACTGATAGTATAAGCGCTAACAATGGAGGGGGGAGCGTTGGTATTTCATTTGTTACCCATTCTGATAGTGATACCATTACATTAGATGGGCTTGGTACAGCAGGAAGCCCATTAACAGCAAACGCTTTGATTTCCTCTATAAGTTCAAATGCTCTAGGTATTACCACAAGTGGAATAAGTGGTGGTATGTTTGTAAATGACTTAACTCCTAGAGTTGTATCACTTGAGGATGCAGTAGCAGTTATTGATACAGAGCTAGACAATAAACTGGATAAAGTGCAAGCAGGGGCGCAAAGCGTAGCTTCTGAGGTGACTTTTAATGAAGGGCTTATTCTTGGCGATTCAACTTGGATTAAACCAACAACTCCACAAGCTCCGATATTCTTAACCAACGGAGTTAATCCGAGTGGACTAAACACGACAGTTGCAATGCATAATGATTCTTTGATACTAACAGCAGGAGATGGAAGTGCTCAAAGTGGTCAATTAAATATGGGTTCTAGTGGGATGGATTTTATTGACCCAAATGGAAAATATATTTTTTACAACTTGAAAGACGAAACACCAATCAAGGCGTTAGGTCGCAACGCTTCAAATGAAGTTGTGGAATTTGATACTGGCTCAAGTAGTCAATATGTAGAGTCAACAGGGATGATTACAGATGGTGAAGGGATTCT